GATAGATCGGCGGTTACTGCGCCGCTGGCTGGCTGGTTGAACAGCAGCAGCAGCATGGGTTACTCCTCGGCAGTCATCGGCACAGCAAAGCCGCCGCGCTCGTTCTCGTCGCGCAATTCGCCCGCCCCGGAGGCAATGATTTGCGCGCCGTCCTCGTCCGAAACAATGGCGGACTGGCCGGCGATAAGCGGCACATCACCGAGCATGTAGTCGGAGAGCATAAACACTTTCATGCAAAGAAGATGTCGCCGACGATGTCGTTCAAGCCGACGGCGGCAGCGTCCGCATCGGCTGCGCCCGTTACCGTGGTCAGCCCGATGCCTGTCGCAAACGCAATGCCGCCTTCGATGTTGAACGTGTTGACGTTGTTAGGCGGGATCGCAATCGTCCGCACAACACCAGTGCCAGCCGTGGGCGTCGTCGTCTGGTTGTGCAATTTGACGTACCGCCACGCCGCGTTGGTGTTCGCCAGAGACCATCCGATCACTCGGCCGGCAGACCCTTTGACAATCGTCGCATTAGTTGTGGCTGCGCTGACAAGGTGCGTACCGCTGGCCGCGCCGGTCGCGTTGGCTCGGTACTGCTGGCCGACATCGCCGATTGCGGCGGTGCCAGCGACCAGCGCGGGTTGCGTGAACGAGACCGTAGCCGTACCGACCACGCCAACAGGCAGCGCCGCCTGCGTGCCAAGCGGACGCACGCCAGCAATGTAGGTTGGGACGTTGCAGTTGTCCTCGACCGCCACAAAGCCAACCGTCCAGGTTGTCGTGCTGGCAGGGGCGGTCGTGCCGTTGAACGACCAGAGGTAGAAGTACAGCTCGACATCGTCGTCGGGGATGTTCTCGAACCTCGACGCGCGCGTCGTGACCGTCGGCGACGTGGCAGACGCCACCAGCGTGTCGGCAAAACTGATGTTCCGCCCATCGGCATAGGTCTGCATGACATGACCGGGCGAGGCGGTCGTGTTGATCGTCGCCGTCGTGTCGCCAGAGTTCCAGCCGCGCCGTTGCGAGTCAACAGACGCGTTTGTTGCGGTCGTGCCTGTGTAGAGCGTGCGAATCCAGTTCCACCCGAACAGATCGACCGTACAACTGCCGGACGCGGGCCAGCCCGAAACCGTGAAGTTGACGTTGTTTCCCGCCACCGACGCAATCGCGTACCGCCCAGGCACCCCGTTCGCACCGTTGATCGCGCCAACGAAAATGAACTGCCCGACGTTGGTCGCCGTAAACGGGTTGCTCGGAATCGTGACCGTGATGGAGGTAGCCGAGTTGATCGTGCAAGACAATCCCTCACCGACCAAGTCTGCCAGCATCGCCACAAAGTTGTTGTTGGCAATCCGCTGCGAAAGGATAGTCTTGTGCCGCGCCGTGAGCGACCCACGGAACGAGGCCGTGGAGCGCGCAAGGAACTCGCTGTTGGCCGTCGTGCCAGTTGTCACCAGCAGGTTGCTCGAACCTTGCGTGACGCCCATGCCGGTTCCGAGCCTGCGCTGCGTGAACTCGCTCGCCAGCAGGCTTGACCCCGTATCCGCAAAACCGACAGACCAGATGTCAGTAGGCGCTTGCCGAACAACCGCACCTCCATCGTTAACCACCGGATTGGACGTGCGAACCCGCATATGCGTGGTGGAGTCAGCCAGACCATCGGACAATTTGATGCGCTGATACTGCGCGCCGCTGATGTCGTCGGTCGCAACGCTTTCGCCTGTCCCCGGCAGAATTACGTTGTCAGCCATTATGCGTTCCCATCAGTCAAGGTAAACGTGTTGATCGTAAACGGCTGACCGGACGTAAACGATGTCGAGTTCACCGTCATGTCCGTGCCGCTTGTCCCGACCGTGCCTTGCATATGGCAAGTCGTGACGCCGGAATCGTACACGCGAAAATGACCCGCCACGCCAGTGTTGTCCGCGCTCAGATCTTCCCAGGTGCCCGACTTGGCCTTGCTGCCACCGCTCGCAGCCGCCATCCAGTCCGTAGGACAGTTGACCGTCGCCAGAATCGTCCCGCTATCCGCAGCCGCGCAGTTCGCAGGAGGCGAGCCGGTAAAGATCCTGATTACGGCAGACGTACCAATCGTCGTCTCAATCTGGTCAAGCCGCGCGTCGCGTACAGCCGTAGAAAACTGGATCGCCATATCGTCCTCAGTTCATTACCGGCGAGCCGGGAGGCCCGCTCACAACACCAGGCGGCAGCACATTGTCGTCATCATCGATTTCACGCACCTCAACGATGTCGCCCATCTGATCCCGAATCGGAATCCGCTTCTTCTTCCGGCTCACCGCCATCATCACTTGCGACAGTTGCGCGTCCGTGTCCGCCTTGTTCTGCTCGACCATCTGCTTGATCGCGTCAAGCTCCATCACTTGCGAGGTTCCCGGCAGCGCAGTCAGCAGGTTGCTGATCTGGTCATACTGCTTCTGGAAGTTGTCAAACCGCGCCTGCATTTCGATCTTCTGAAGATCAACCGTCGCCTTGAGGCTCGCAATCTGCTGGTCATTCTGCGCTTCCATCGCAGCGATCCGCTCGTTGCTCTTGATCTTCTCAGCCTCAATCTGCGCCTGCACGACTACATCCGGCGCAGGCTGCGGCGGCGGCTTGGGCTGCATCAGTTGCTTCTGCATGCCGTCCACCGCCTGATCAAGGATGCTCTCAATCTCGGTGCTGACCCGGAACTTGGACACCGCCCATTGCATGATCCGCATCAGATACGGGCCAGCCTCGGGCACCTGCTGCGCCATCGGGGCCACCTGGCTGATGAACGCGCCCAGCCCCTGCATGAACTGCACAGCCGCATCACGTTCAGCCGCCCAATCCATCTGGGCCATGCTGTCCGCTTCCACCACAATGCGGTACTGCGCGACTTCCTCATCTTTCAGCAACTGCACGCCCGCCTGGGCCAGCGGGGCGTCAGGCGTCCGCAGCACGTTGCTGCGCTCAACAATCGTCTCAGGCTGGAAGTGCTTGGCAATGATCTCGGCCTTGATCCGCAAGACCTCGGTGATCCATTGCGCAATGTAGAACTGCAACAGTTGAATCCGCGTCGAGCCGAATTGCGCCTTGATCTGCTGCGCCGTCGCAGTCTCGCCAGACCGCGTAGACCCGCGCATGATGTCCGAGATGCCCAGAACCTCGTAGATCTGCTGGGTCTTGTCCGCCCGATAAACGCGCAACCGCTCAATCGCGTTCACAACCGCGTCAATCGGCACCCAATCGACCTTGCCCTTGATGCCGCCGCTCTCAGCAAACATCGCCCAATTGTCGACCGGGATCAACTGGTTTTCGGACGCCTGCTGAAACATCCGTTGCAGCCCATCAGCCGCCTTGTCGTACACGCCGACAACCTTCGCCGCCCGCGTCAACCACTTGATCCGCGTGTTGATCTCGTCTAATTCGTTAAATTGATCCTGCGCGAACACATAGTCAGCACGCGGCAGGAAATTGACGCTGGTGACGTTCGCCGCCAGCGGCATCGGGCACGGAAAGAACCCGCTAATGCCCAGCGGGTCGTCCTTCACATCAAGAATGACGGGCGCACCCTTCGCAAACCAGTAAACCTTCTCGTTTTCCTTGCACCAGATCTCGAAAACCTCGGCACGCGCCCACGGGTCGTGCTTGGTCGTCTGCTCGTCATTCTCGCGCTTGGGCTGGATCATCGGCACCGACTTGGCAATCGCCTCGCCAAACCGCGCCTCCAGTTGCTCGCGCGTCATATGCACCCGACGCGCTACCCAACGCACCTCCCGCCATGTCCGGGCAGGCGACCAGAAAAAGTCCTGGTAATGCACATAGTCAAGCTCGGCTTCTTCTTCCGTAATCCGCTCGACCATCTGCGCGGGCTGGATCTCCATGCCCGTCATCGGGTCGATCACGGCCGGAATCTCGACCTCTTCCGTCTCGACCTCGTACCGCATCCAGCATTGGCCCATGCCAACGACCAACCAATCCTCAATCCCCTGCCGGATCGTGCTGTCCCAACTGGATACCTGTTCCTCAAAGTCCTTGTTCAGCAGCCGTTGCAGCATCGTGCCAGCAACACGCGCCTGATCGTCCTCCGCGTCCTGCCAAGCACGGCTTACATCCGCTTTCGGAGGACGCGCATACAGCATCGACAGCAAAACCTTGACCGTAGACCAGAACAGGTTTACCCGGCTCTCGTCCTCCTCCCACGCATCACGCCGGTCAAGGTACCGCTTGATGATCTTTCGCGCATCGCGGTGAAACGGCTCGATTTCCTGCTCAGCCGCCGCAATCTCAGTGCCCCACCGCTGCGCCATTCCTGCCGGGGTCGCCGCAAAATCGGTCGATTTCTCAATCCTGGCGGACGTTTCCATCAACCCACCCTCGTCGTCTGTTTCGGCCCGGTATCCCAGATGTCATCCAGCGAAAAGGCGTAGTTCAGCCCCTGCGAAACACCCTGCCGCCGTGCAATTCTGTCACCGCCCGCCCCTTTCGGCAATACCTTCCTCACCGAAAGAGCCATGTATCTGAACGCATCCGCCGCATGAGAGTGCTGGTCATGCTTGGGCCGGTTGCGAAACGTCTGCGTTTTCTCGTCCCACTCCCGCATATACCCGCGCAAGTGGTCGACCCCGTCATACGTCGCCTTCTCATCGAACCAGCACAGCGGCAGCACTACCCGCGCCGCCTCAATCCCGTCCTGCAAGGACAGTTCCGGGGCCATCTTGGGCCGGATTCCCGCCGACAGGAACTGCTCAATGATCGATTTGCCCGTCTGCAAGCTCTTTGCCCGCGCATCATGCGGCAAATACACCTCACCCACCTTGTGCGGACGCGCCTTCAGCCAATCAATGTAGTGCTGGATCGGCTGTCCATCCGCCTCATAGAAGTCCACCACCCGATACCCATCAACCGTCGCCTGCCAGCCCCACCAACTGCAACTGTCCGTGTACCCCAGGTCAGCCGCATAATCCACCGGCAGCGTGGGGTCAAGGCTCATGTCGCCAATCTGCCCCTTTTCGTACAACTCCCCAACGATCTTCGCGTAGTACGCGCCCGGAATCGCCGCATCAAAACTGATCTCGTACTCGGTCGCATACGCCTCCTCGGTCATCTGCGCCTTCGCGTCCCGCAATTCCTCCGCGTCCAGAATGCCCGTCCGGCTCGCAGGCAACTCCATCAGGATATGCGTCTCCG